GAAAGACATAACTCTTTATAATGCACTTAGAGATGTATTAGATCCTAAGACTCCTTATGAAAAGATCTATATTGTAAGATCATTAGTTTCTACTAGAGAGATTGGATTTTTACCTGGTGATCATGAAGATAAGTCTTCACTGTATCAGATACCATACAAGAATATGGTGAAGTATATGTTTGAGATGCCATCAGAGTCTGATTTTGAAATGCTCTATGGAAATTTAAAAACACAAGGAACTATTTCCTTCTGGAGTACATCATTTATTCGTGGTACAACATTAGATAAAGCAATTGTTATAGTAGATGAATATCAAAACTTGAATTTTCATGAACTTGATAGTATAATAACAAGAGTAGGTCAAAACTCTAAGATTATGTTTTGTGGTGATGCCACTCAATCAGATCTTGTTAAAACTAATGAGAAGAATGGTGTGGTGGATTTTATGAAGATCCTTCGCATGATGCCTTCAGTTGATATTGTTGAGTTTGGAATCGATGATATTGTTCGTTCTGGATTTGTGAAAGAGTACCTACTGGCTAAAATGGAAACTGCTATGTGATATGTCTCACACGACAATCCACTATATTAATGTCAATCATAGACAATTTGATGATTCGTTAACTAGACAAAGTGATTTGGATGATGACCGTTTTGTTTACAGTCAATGTCCTGTTTTTAATCATAAAAGTAGTAGAATCTTTTTAGGTATATCCCCTATTGATTTTAAACTTAGGATCAATAGAACATCTACTCATAATCATATTATTTGTAGTGATGCTAAACAATTGGAAGGGGATGATGCTCATATCAATTCACCAAGACCTGTTTTTCAATTAAAGTTTCCAAGATATGTATTTTGGACTCATGATGATAATGTTTGGTTTGAATTTAATGATCATCCCATGACAGCATTGAATAATAATTTTGTTGCTGTTGGTGGTTGGTTTAATCTATCTAATTGGTCAAGAGGTTTGAGTCTTGCAATCACACTTGTGGATGAAAGAAAACCTGTTATAATAAGGAAGGGAGATCCTCTTTTTAGAGTATCTTTTTATCCTCCTGATTTAAATGATGGGATTGTTTTGAAACAAGAAATGGATCCAAATAAAATAGATTATATTTGGAAGGAGTATAGTAAGAAACAAGATGAAGGCCAAGCTGATAAAAGATGGAAACCTAAATTGTTCTCTCAGACTGGTGAAAGTAAATGTCCTTTCAGTTTTTTATTTAAATGATTTTTGAACATTGTAATCACTTAGGTGATATTGAATTAGAAAAGAAAGAAACACCAGGATGTAGACTTTACAAACTACCTGATGGTAGTTGGGTTCCTTCTATTACTTCAGTAACTTCTTTTTATAATAGAGAGGTCTTTGTTAAGTGGAGGAAGAGAGTTGGTATAGAAGAAGCTAATCGCATCACCAAGAAAGCAACTACTCGTGGAACTGATTTCCATGAAGCAGTAGAAGTTTATATGAGGAACAATGAAATAGATTGGGAGCAGTTTAGACCTGCTACTAAGTTTATGTTTCATCATGCTAAACCATACTTGGATAAGATAAATAACGTACATGCTATAGAAAGAACCCTTTACTCTGAGTACCTTGGTCTTGCAGGTAGAGTTGATTGTATAGCAGAATACGAAGGTGAATTAGCAGTCATAGACTTTAAAACGTCTGAGAAGATTAAACCTGAGAAGTGGTTGGAAAACTACTTTGTTCAGGAAACTTTTTATGCTGCTGCTTACTACGAACTAACTGAAATCCCTGTCAAAAAACTTATCACTATTATGGTAACTCCTGGTGGTGAAGTCAAAGTATTTGACAAACGAAACAAAGGGGATTATATTAAATTATTAGTTCGGTATATAAAAGAATTTGTATCTCACAATACTAGGAGAGAGAATGGAGAATGAACTAGAGAAGGTGTTGAAGAGTAAGTTCTTCTCCTCTGCTGGATTTGCACAAGAAATTGAAACCTTAGTGCAGGTAAATGAAAACATGAATTACATTGATGCTATCATTCACTTCTGTGAAAAAAATAGTATTGATTTGGAATCAGTCCCTAAACTTATTCCTAAACCTTTAAAGGAAAAGATTAAGTATGAAGCATCAGAACTTAATTTTTTAAAACGCAGTTCACGAGCAAAATTGCCACTATGACAAATCCAGATGACAATCCTTTTTGGGGGGAGCCTACTCCTACCGATCTCTGGGATGACATGGATAAATTAAATGGTCTTTATGAAGAACTTGAATGGGATCATACAGATTATCTTGAGTTTGCAATCGAAGGTAATCATATTACAATTAGGAATAAATCTAGAGAAGGTAGATGATGCCCGCTGATGCTTATCGTTGTTATTTGGCTCTAAAAAATCATTTCACTAAAGATCATTATGATTACATAAAGTATCGTGGTAAAACGAGAGCAAGTAATCAGGCTTTCTATAAAAGAAAGGATAGGTTCTGGTTTGAAAAGTTTGCACGACAGAAGAATGATAAAGAAATAGAAGACTTTTTTGTTTCTAATTTTATATACTCTACTGATCCCTCTACTATGTGGATTGGTGAGATGATTAAGGAAGGAGAGGGAAGATATCAGGAGTGGCAGAAGAAAGTTCAGTCACTTACTTATATTTTTAAAGAAGAAACTGAGAGTGTATTTGAAAATAAAAAGATGGATGATATGTTTGATTGTAGTAAAGGACACCCACCAATTTTAAAAAGTTATCTAGGGGGTGACATATCACTTGAAAGTATGGTAATATATGATAGAATACTAGGATATGGGAAGGACTTTGATAAACGACTGAAAGATCCTGTATGGGAAACCGTCAGTCGTAAAATTAAAAAGTATTCTCCCTTCCTAAATATTGACGTATCCCGTTACAAAAAAATTCTAAAGGAGGTAATTATTCATGGCTCTTGAAAACGGTGAAGTTCTACAGAATCTCACAAATCAACTCCAAGAAGTCACACAACAGTTAAACACTCTAGGTGAAACTCGTGTAAAACTTATTGGAGCTATTGAAGTTCTTCAGCAAATTGAAGAAACAAATAATCCTGCTCCTGCTCCCGAAGCACCTGCAGAGGAAGCACCAGTAGAGGAAACTCCTGCAGAAGAAGCATCAGAATGAGTTTCTTTCAGTCACCAGTGGTTCGGGCGGAAATGGCAGAGATTAGTGAACTTCAAGAAGAAGTTTACACAAATATTTTTAAGTTTCCGTCGATGAAAAAAGAAGATCAACTTTATCATGTTGATATTCTTAATAGACTGATTGAGAAGCAAAAAATTCTTTATGCAAGATTGAGTTTATCTGATGATCCTGATGCTAAAAAAATGAAAGAAAATATTATTGAATCTGCTTCAATGATGGGTATCCCATCAAGCACTGATATGAGTAAAGTATTTGAGCAGATGGGTCAAATGGTGCAAACCTTAAAAACTCAGATTGACAAAAACCAATTTTCCTTGTAACATTACAGGGTACACAAAAGCCAAATCTAAAAACAAATCTAATGTCTTTTAAAGATCTAAAAAAACAGTCCTCTCTAGGATCATTGACTCAAAAATTAGTCAAAGAAGTGGAGAAGATGAACAACACAAGTGGAGGTGCTGATGAGCGTCTCTGGAAGCCTGAAGTTGATAAAACAGGCAACGGTTATGCCGTAATTCGTTTCTTACCTTCACCTGAAGGAGAAGAAATCCCTTGGGCAAAAATGTATTCACATGCATTTCAAGGACCAGGTGGTTGGTATATTGAGAACTCTTTAACCACAACAGGTGGTAAAGATCCTGTCTCAGAACACAATCGTGAACTCTGGAACAGTGGTAATGAAGCAGATAAAGATGTGGTTCGTAGACAGAAGCGTAAGCTCTCTTACTATGCAAACATCTATGTAGTAAAAGATCCTACTAATCCTGCCAACGAAGGAAAAGTTTTCCTTTATAAGTTTGGTAAGAAGATCTTTGATAAGGTCATGGAAGCAATGCAACCAGAGTTTGAGGATGAAACACCAATCAATCCTTTTGATTTCTGGCAAGGTGCAAACTTCAAGTTGAAGATCGTCAAGAAGGATGGTTATTGGAACTATGATAAGTCAGAGTTTGATAAAGTATCTCCTTTACTTGAAGATGATGATGCACTAGAGGCATTGTGGAAGAAGCAATATTCTCTTGCTGCTGTAACTGCTGCTGATCAGTTTAAG